ATTTAGAACAGGAGAGCCTTATATTAATTTTATTGATGAAGCTAATAGAAAATTACCGCAAGCTTTAAAAGATCACGGTTTGTCTATTAAAGGTTCTAACCTGTGTAATGAAATACATTTGCCTACAGACTCAGATAGAACAGCTGTATGCTGCTTATCATCTCTTAACTTAGAAAAGTTTGATGAATGGCAAAATACTACTTTAGTGCAAGATTTAATTACTATGCTAGATAACGTGCTTGAAGAGTTTATAAAGCATTCCCCACCAGAAATATCAAGAGCCGTGTACTCCGCCGCATCTGAGCGAAGCTTAGGCTTAGGGGCTATGGGGTTTCATAGTTACTTGCAAGCAAGCAATATACCTTTTGAATCCGCGTTAGCCGTAAGTAAAAATCAAATAATGTTTAAACACATTAAAGAGCAAGCGGTTGGGGCTACTAAAGCTTTAGCTAAAATAAGAGGTGAGTACAAGTTAGGTAAAGGAACAGGCCGCAGAAATAGTCATTTATTAGCTATTGCGCCTAACGCCAACTCAGGTATGATACTTGGGACATCCCCTTCTATTGAACCTCTTAAGTCAAACGCATTTACACATAGAACTAGAGTAGGGGCTCATTTGATTAAAAATGCTAATTTGGAATTTGTATTAGAAGAGCATAGGCTTAGGTTAGCCAAAGGCAAAGAATGGCTAGAAGAAGAGTGGAGGGATATTATAAGACACGAGGGATCTGTTCAGCATTTAGACTATTTGACAGATTGGGAAAAAGATGTATTTAAAACTGCTTTTGAATTAGACCAGCATTGGGTTGTGCAGCATGCAGCTGATAGACAAGTATACATTTGTCAAGGGCAATCTGTTAACGTGTTCTTTGAAGCAGGATCTATGAAATCATATGTTAATAGTGTCCATATAACAGCTTGGAAATCTAATCTTAAGGGCTTGTACTACTTAAGGGCTTCAGCTGGTGAAACTGGTGAAAAAGTTGGTATAAAGGTAGAGCAAGACAAAATTAAAGATTTTAAAATTGATGATACTGAGTGCTTAGCGTGTTCAGGATAAATATAAGGAGAGAGAAATGAGTTTATTAGAAGAAAGTAAAACGTATAAACCTTTTAAGTACCCGTTTGCAATGGAGGTCACAGAAGACCACGAAAAAATTCATTGGGGGACATGGGAACTAAAATTGCAAGAAGACGTTGACCAATGGAAGAAAGACATAATAACCCCGGAAGAAAAAAATCACATAACACAAATATTTAGATTGTTTACACAATCAGATGTGCAAGTAGCTACAAACTATTGCGATTTATTTATTCCTAAGTTTAAAAACAACGAAATTAGAAATATGCTTTTATCTTTTGCTAATCGCGAGGGAACCCATCAAAGGGCTTATGCATTACTAAATGATACGCTAGGATTTCCAGACGAGGAGTACTCAGCATTTTTAGAGTATAAGGAAATGGTCGCTAAAATTGAATTTATGCAAGATAATGATGTAACAACCCATCATGGCTTAGGCAAAGCTTTAGCCCAAACTTGTATCAATGAAGGTATGAGTTTATTTTCAGCATTTATTATGCTTCTTAACTACCAACGGTTTGGCAAAATGAAAGGTATGTGCGAAGTTGTTGAATGGTCAATAAGGGATGAGACTAAGCACGTAGAGGCTATGACCAAGTTGTTCAGAGTATTTGTTGATGAGCATCCTCGTATTGTTAACGACGAGTTTAAAAACGAAGTATACGAAATGGTTAGAGTTGCTGTTGCATTAGAGGACAAAGTGGTTGATCTAGCATTTGGCCTTGGCCCAGTTGAGGGGCTAACAGCCAAAGAAGTTAAAAGCTATATCAGATACATTGCAGATAGAAGGCTTATACAATTAGGGCTAAAACCCAATTTTAAAGTTAAAGAAAACCCATTGCCTTGGGTAGAATGGATTATTGGGGGTGACAGCTTTAAAAACTTCTTTGAGGGAACTGTTACAGATTACAATGCAGCAGGCATGTCAGGAAATTCTTGGGGCTGGAGTGAGGAAACACAATGAGCAACCCAAATAATAATCAAAACGCCTTACAGTTAGCTTTGCAAATAAATAGATCTTTGAAAAAAGAAATAGACAATTTAAAAGAAGAAATACACAGTTTAAAAATTGCAACTTCGATTAAAGTCCCTTTTTCTCATAGCAAAGATGCAGAGGTAAAACTTAGCAAAGAAGAGTATATTGCTAAAATAGGAGAGTTAAATGATATATAGAAATAGATGTACTGTTTGTGGCCTTGAAGAGGATGAGCATAGGGCTTTAGCAGATTACAATAAGCCAAGCCCTTGCACCGCTTGTGGAAGCAAAACTAAAAATGTTATAGACGGGGTTAGGGTTAAGCCTTTCACAAATGGGCCTAATAATGGGAGAATGAAATAATGGGATACAAACCAAATAATAAATGGAGGGCCTCTTTAAGAGGGGCCGATTCTAAGTGGGAAGGTGAATTGGGCAAAGGAATATTGAAAAATTGGGAACATCACCCCGAAAAAATTGCGTATACGATTGATCATACCTACACCCCCGACTTTGGCAAAGGTAATTTAATTATCGAAGCTAAAGGCAGATTTATGGATAGTGCTGAGGCTAGAAAGTATGTATGGATTAGGGATTCTTTGCCAAACGGTAAGGAGCTATTATTTTTATTCTATAACCATAAAACCCCGATGCCTCACGCAAAAGTACGTAAAGACGGAACAAAATTAACCCATGGCGAATGGGCGACTAAAAACAAATTCAGGTGGTACACTGAAAATACAATAATGCAAGTAATAGGAGATAAATAATGGCTACAATAGCAAAAGTAACAATTCAACTGGTGGATGTGGATTCACCATTTTTAAATACTTCTATAGTAGAAATAGATGAAATTCCAATGGACGATACTGTTCATATGAATCTCGTACAGTTTCTGCTTGAAGCTAAACAACCGAAAGAAGACAAAAATGAAAAACCAGCAATTGTTGGTTCTAAGGAGAAAAAATAATGCAATGTGATAGATACCCAGTTATGGAAATAGCGGATGCACTTAATACCGCAATTAACCTGTATGAAAATACTGATTATAATGATGAAATAAAGGAAGAATTAGAGATTACTGTTTTAGGCTTAGTTAAGTCTTTAAGGATTGCGGCTTTCCATAGTTCAGAAAAGAAAGAAGGGGATATATGCGAAAGATAATAAAATTTCATGCTGATTGGTGTGGTCCTTGCAAAAACTATGGACCTGCATTTGAAGAAGCAACCAACCAGCTTACTGGATGGGAAATAGAAATGTACAATGTTGATACTCCGGAAGGGACGGAGATGTCGGTTGCTTATGGTGTTAAATCCCTCCCCACAACAGTTATTATAGTTGAGGGTAAAGAAACAAGAAAACTAATAGGAGGCTTATCAGCGTCTGATTTGTTAAAAGAGCTTACTATATAAGCAAATAAAGGGTTATAGTTAGGTTAATTCCTAGTTATAGCCCTTTATTTTTGCCCAGGTCTCCGTATCTCTTGTTTTAGAGCAGTTAAAACTTAAGACAAACAAACATAAGCCTAGCACTAAGAAGTAAGCCACACAAAGATTCTAAAGATCAACTTTTTTAAATAAGGCAAAAATAAAGCTACAAATTGGACATTATATCCAAAATGTAGCTTTATTTTTTGTTTTAGTAGCCTCGCCACTCCTTGGTGGCTTTGACTAACTTTTGAGCTTCAACTTTCCTTACGTTTGCTTCAGCCTTAGACATTCCGGCCTTAAGATTATCGTGATAAACCTTATTAACCATAAATGTATTAACTTTAGGTGTACCCGCAAATTTCTCAGGTCCCCCGTTAGCTTTTAGTAATTCAGCATCTGTCATTCCTTGAGCGGACATTACATTGTAGTCTTTATACATAGTTATCCTCCCCTAACAACATTAGTAAATCTTTCAACTGGTTCAGCGCCAATATCAAACTTAGTTTCCATAGTTAGGCCCTTGGCTTCAATTTTAGCTAATATATCTTCTATTGGCATGCCCGTAGCTTCAGATAACCCTTCAACCATTTTTTGTCTAATATTGTAGTTGGCATGAAGATCTTGAAACACCTTACCAGACAATTGCTTAACAGCTTTAACGTCATTTGGGTGAACAAAAAATGCGTCGTGCACAACCCTAACTTCAATACCAGCGGCATCTGCAGCTTGAACTAATTTATGCAAAAATCCAGCATCCATCATATGAGTTACATTAGGAGCCATTCCCTGAGTTACCATTTTTGCGTCAGTTGCAATTTTGTTAATAGCTTCCGGGGATATGTCTTCTTTAGGGACTTGGTTATATACTGTTACTTCCTGCCCTCTCCAATTAGGGGCTCTAACAGCCGCTAAATCTGGAACACCTTCAGGGCCAATAGTGGCTCTAAAAGTTCTTTCGCTTCCCATAACATATCTTGTTAAGTCAGTTATATCTCCAGAAGGACCTTCAACTAATAAAGGTTTTCTATTTGTCCTGGTATTAAAAATCTTTCCTATTAAAGAATTAAATTGTTTAAATTCGTATTGTGTAGCTAGCCCTTCATTTAGGGCTCTGGCCATACCTTTATTCCAATGAAATTCCATTAGCTCATCAGGATCAATTCCCCGCTCTAAAATAGCTAACTTTTTTCTGCCATCTAATTGAGAATTTAAATCAATTTTAAGCGTATCATTTCCAGCCCCATAAGGAACTTTCATAACAATAGGTTTAACAATTCCCCTGTCGCCGCCTAAAAATTCGTCAGAAATTTCTTTGAACAAACGAGCTTTTTCAGGGTCGGTTGCGGCTAATTCATTATAACTTTCTTGCATGTGTTTTTTGTATTTAACACCAACATCAGTATATAAGTCTTTAGCAATAGCGTCATCTGGAACACCCTCACTTAATAACCTTATTTCAGCAGCAGTTAAGCCTGTGCGGTCAACAGGGTCAGTAAGAACACTTGTTAGCTTTAGCACGTTTTCATCCCCGTACTGTGCACCAATATGCTGAGAACCAGAAGATGGGGCATCAACCTCAATCATCATACTAGACTCATAAGGAACACCAGCATCATTTGCTTTCTTAATCCGAGCTACTTCTATAACCCCTCTTAAGTAAGGCCCAGCGTCTTTTCTATTCATCCATTTTGGGTTCCAATCAGGATTGTTCACATTGTCTAAAGCTTCTTGACCTTGTTTAAGGTATGTGTCTTTATTTTTTAACCAATGCGAGTGCCTATCTAAACCTGTGCCTTGTATTTTGCTTAATCCGGCTTTATCATCAAATAAAACTAAGTCATCAATTATTTGATTAAAGCCCTCGTCACCATATACTATTGGTTTTTTAGCACCAGTAAATCCGTGACGAATTGCGCCACCGGAGTTTAAAGATGCCCCAGATGGATCTATGGGCGACGTACGGCCGCGCGTATCAACATTATGCTGCATGTACACTTTAGCCTCAGGGTCATTAGCAAATCTTTTTTCTAGTTCTTCATCTAACCTTCTAGTAAAACTTTGTTTAGACTTGTATTGATTTCCCTTAGTTTTAGTTTCTCTAGCAACGGAGTCTAACGCTTTTATGCGGCTTGGAAATACTGACTCTTTCAATTCAATAAATTGTTTTGAAGTTGCAGGTTTATTTGGAAATGCTTCTTTAAGAGCATCTTGCAAAACATCGTATGCTTCTGTTAGCTCATCTTGCTCAGTGTCAGTTAACCTTTGCAAATTGAGAGATGCCTTATGCTCCGCTAACGGGCCAGGGCGCTCTTTTAATATACCTTTTTTGCCTAACAATTTTGTTAGCTCGAAGAAATCTTTATCCATACCAAGGGCTTGTCTGCCTAAAATGTTTAAAGATTTAATAACTGAAGGAAAATAAGATTCTGATAATTGAACTTTGGTTCCCCCAGAAAAGAATTCAGCTTTAGTAGAACCTCTTGGGAATCCAACTATTTCACCAGCTTCATTCATAACCCAATCGCCATGTGGGTTAATACTAGGATTTCTAGCTTCCCTAGGACCTTCAAGGGCATTCATTAAGGTTCTTCCACCTGTACGAGCCCAGTCCTTAAAATTTTTATTAGTAGTTAGTAATAGCTCATCTTTAACATCTAGCCCTCTGCCAGTTTTAGTTTTAACCATAGCTTCTTCAATAAAGTCACCTAAGTTACCCCTAGTATAATTCAGCATAACAGCCCCGGCTTCTCTACGTTTAGCAGGTGACCATCTATCTTTAGTTCCTATAGTCATACGAGCTTCTATTTTGCGTCCAACCTTATCATACAAATCTTGCAAAGATATTCTTTCGTACACTTTGTCGTGGCCAGCAACTTTCCTAGCTTGCCCAGCAGCATTTTCGTCAATAACTCTTAATGAATCAATAAACATACCTACAATGTTTTCATCCGACGTGTTTTCTTTTTCAAACATTTTTTTGATGTCATTGTTTTTGCGCATATCTGAAATAGAAGCTTTAAAGCTGTCAGTAGCTTTTGCTATAGAGCTAACAGTTTTATTACCCATTTCAGTTAATTGCATAGTGGCTGGTTTAATTTCAAAAATTTCTTGCACTTGCGCTTCGGGAATAAAAGTTTCAGGTACATCTGGGCCATCCATAGCTAGCCTAGTTTGCCCTTGACCTAACTTAGAAGCATCAGCTCTTGCGGTCACAACGCCTAGCTCACGTGGCCCATATCCCGCGTTCTGGTCCGCGTAACTAGTGGGGCTAGCAAATATGCCTTCCCCTTTACCAGCAGCCGCAGGAGTGGAGCCTGAGCGATATATAAAGTTTCCTTCGTTAATCTCACCTTGTGCGCGGGTTTGATGAATATAAGTATCCGTAGCCTCGTTGCCATACTCCGCTTGTTTAGCTTCGATCTGCTGTATTCTATTTGTAACAGCATCAGGCTTATCTGCTAATTTTGTAAGCTTATTGACCGCCCGGGTATCGCCAGCTGTAGTGGCTTTAATTATTGCTTTATTTATTGAAGCAATAACTGAACTTAAAACGCTCATATAGTCTCCTGTTATTCAAAGTATTGCGAAATACTTGGATCAAAGTTTTTTAATTTTTGTTTAACCATTTCTGTTTCAGGCAGCGTAGCATCTTTAACAGCAGCAACTGAACTTCCAATAGTAGCTGAACCCACAAGTAAGTCTTGTATCTTTTTACGGGTAGGCCCATCTATTCCTTTAGCTTCCATAAATTTAGCTATAGCCCCTAAGCCTTGCTTCTTTTTCTTAGGATTATTTGAAAAAACTTTCATAGCTTGCTTTTGGAATGCTTTAGATTTCATAAGTGCGTTAACCGCCACATAACCACCTACTGCGCCAAAAGGGCCTCCAGTAAATGCACCAGCGCCACCAGCTAAAATTCTTGTCATAAGAACTCCTAAGCCACCGTGGTCGGCAGAGTTTTCTAAAATATCTGCGTAACCTTGCCACGCTTGCTTATCTAAAACATCACCATAAACTTTCTGCAAAACCTTAATACCACTTTTATCACCTAAAAATCTTTTAAGGGGTGCAGCATTTGTTCCTGTAAATAAGTGCTCATGCAAAGCCATTTGAAGATTTTCTTTTTGTGCTCTGCCAAATTTAGCATCGCCGGATAGTCTGCCAAGCTGATTCATTTGATCAATAAACTCATCAACTTTATGAGGGTCTTTGCTGGATATAGTGTTAACTAACTTTCTAGTTGCGGCTGAGCTATCCTCTGTTGCGTTTATAATAGTTCTATCCGCTCTAATACGTAAAAAATCTGAATAGTCTTTATCCAATTGCCTAGCTTTAGTGCCCTTCCCCGCCTTTTTAGCAGAAGTAGTAAACAAATTTCTAGATTGTTTATAAAAATTATTTAAAACTTGGTCTGAACTAATATTAGGCCCAACACCTCTGCTAGCCCTGTTAGACTCTTTCCCCAGGGTAGAACGAATTTTGCGTAAAGCCTGTGTAGGAGTTAATTCCTTACCAACCATAGCGTCAATAGTATTTTGTAAATTACCAATTTTAGAAACGCCAGGTTTAGCATGAAGGTCTTTAACTAATTTTTTAATTTGGGCTTGAGTAACTTTTATTTCACCTAACTCGTCGTACTGTTTAGTAAATTTAGCTTTACCTTTACTTATAACATTATTAAGGTTATCATTTAAACCTGCGGCAGCTTCTTCTTTGCCACCAGTGCCAACAGCATTATCAAGAATTTCTTTAGCCTCTCTAACCACACCTTCTCTAGCAGCTTCTCCGCCACCACCAGTTTTAATAGCGGCGCCTTTAAGTGCTTGAGCAGTTTGTATTGGGCTAGTAATAGCTTTTGCGCCAGCGGTAGCAACTTGGCCTGTTCCTGAAATTAATTTACCCGCGCCTTTAATAGCTATAGGGGCTGCGGCACCTAAGCCTAAGCCCATACCAGTAGAAAGAGCAGCGCGTTGCCAATCAAATTCCTTATCTTCGTCTAGCTGCCCTTCAACCCCAACTTGCGTTAAAGCATCGTGCGCTCCAACAATTCCACCAGCTACAAGCCCCGATCTTTTAGCGACTGAGCCTGCTAGTAGTTTTTTAATACCCGCTTTAGCACCTACGTGCATAGCGCCACCAGCAATAAATTTACCGCCCGCATATGTAGAAGGTGCCCACAATAGTGAAGCAGCATCTTTAGCCTGCTCTAATAATGGTCTTGACCCTTCACCAGTAATATTGGTATTATTATAAATATTAAACACATTACTCATTGAAGCTTTAGTGTCATCATCCATTTTACGAATATCATTTGTAGTACCAATTAAAGATAACTCATTATTGAGTGTGCTATTAAAGTATTCAAAAGAATCTTCAATTAAATCTTCATTATTACCAGTCCAATCTTCTCCTCTGAGTTGCTTATGCACTTTTTTGAGGTCTTTAATATAGTCTTCATTTTCATTCAATTTATCAAATCTTAAACCACCATCTTTTAACTCCCAAGATTTAGGCTTAGGAGTTTTTCCAGATTCTTG